ATACTTTAAATTGCAAAGAAAATCAAAGAGTATTACAATTTTTTTTACATTGGTCACCTTCTAATTTTTTAATAAAAAACACAAAATCACTAATATAAAAAGTTATGTCATTTACATATACATCAATACCTAATTTATTAACAAAAGAAGAATGTGATTTAATATTAAACTTTTCATTGGAACATTTAACATTAAAGCAGGCAGGAATTGTAGGAGAAATTAAACCTAATTACGATAAGAGAAAATCTAATGTTGCATTTTATCCTTACTATGAAAAATTTCCATTTATACTTGAAAAAATAACTAAATTACTACAAGAAAATATTAATATAAAAGGGTTTGATTTGGATTATAAAAATAGTGATTTCCAATTTACAGAATATAAAGTGGGTGAATATTATGGTTGGCATGTGGATTCCGATGGAGAAGATGTTAAACAATATAAAAGATATTGTTCCTTAGTTATACAATTAAACGATGGATACGAAGATGGTGATTTAGAATTAAAATTATCCGATGGCTCGATAATGAAAGTAGAAAAGGGAATAGGTAATACTATTGTTTTTTTATCAAATATCGAACATAGAGTAACGGGTGTCAAGTCGGGTGTTAGATATACTTTGGTAAATTGGGTAGGCATACAAGAAAAAAATAATTACAAAAAAACTTTGTTATAATATGAAAATAGATTTTAAAGAAATTTCAAAAGCTTGGTATAATAAAATTAGACACACACCAGAATTGAAAGATTTAGCAGATAAACGATTTGATATATGTTTACAATGTCCATCTAAACAAGAAATACTAAATATTAAAGGAACCGAATGGGCTTTGAAATGTGGTGAATGTGGTTGTCCATTAAAAGGAAAAGTTTATACTCCAAATACACATATTCACCCAAACGGGTCTTGTCCGTTGGGCAAATGGAAAGAAGTGGAAGATGAATATTTAAAAGCCTTTAAAACAACTAAAACAATTATATAAATTTGTCACATTTAATTAACAACCAACTTATTTGGATTTCTAATCCAAAGTGTGCAAGTTATTCAATAGAAGGTGCACTTAGAAATTCAAAACTAAAATTAGAAATGTATGACCCAAATGTCATGGAAGGACACTATCACGTCCCATTAAATGCTTGTTTGGAAATGTGGGGAAAAAAAGAAACAATTTGTATAACCAGAGATTGGTTTTCTAGATGGTTAAGTGCATTAAACTACGTCTGGGACACAATAGAATATTATACTAATCACACACCTATTTGTAAATGGGAAGATATTGATAATGAGTTTTTATATAAAACATTCGATACTGACTTTTTAAATCTCTTACATTCACAAGACGAATATGGATATGGATATAAAGAATGTTTTTTAAAAGTGGTTAAAGAAAAAGATGAACCATTAAAACGTAATTCAAATGGAATGTCGACATTGGTATCACAAAGATTTTATAAATCCAACACAAATTGTACATATGAATTTGATATTAAAGAAATAGATAAATTTGTAGACTTTATTGAAGATAGATTCGGGGAAAGATTAATTTTAGAACAATCAAATAAATCAACTAAAAGAGAAAATAAAATCATTATAAATGATGAATTGAAACAATGGGTGTGGGATAATTTTGAAAAAAGATTCGATAAAAGAAATGCATTAATATAATGAAAATTTATAAAAATTTATTTTCAAACGAATTTTGTGATAATTTAATAGAAAAAATTAAGAATGAGTGTGTATTAAGTGAATCACATAAAACAGATTGGTTTGTTTGGTTAATATGGGGCCAGCAAAAAAGTCAACCATTACCCAAAGAAAAATGGAATGAAGAAATTTACAGGATGGTAATGAATGAATTAAGTAAAAGTAACTTTTCAGAAAGTAAAATAATGTGGTTACAAATGACAGAATACAAAGATGGTAGATGGTTAAGACGACATGTAGATGGTGCAGAAAATAAAACATCAATAATTTTATTATCAAATGGTTTTATTGGTGGAGATACATATATAAGTGATAGAATTGTAAATTTAGAAAAAGGTGATGGTGTTTTATTTAATGGAGGATATCAGTATCATGAAATAAAACCCGTAACCGAAGGTACAAGATATGCATTAAATTTTTGGTTTCATTAATATTTTTCTAAATGAAAAACAAAATAGATTTAAAAAATTACATATGTAATGTACCATTTACTTCATTAGAAATACATAATAACGTTTGTTTTGTATGCTGTCCTTCTTGGTTACCAAACAAAGTAGAACTTAATGAAATTCCTTTAAAAGATGTTTATAATAGTGAACCAATAATTGATATTAGAAATTCAATATTAGATGGTTCTTTTAAATATTGTAATAAAGAAATGTGTCCATATTTGAGCAAGTTAGTAAATTATGGAACAACATCAGGCCCAATTAGTTTAAAATCCGATTCAACTATTAACTCTACAATAATAACAAATAATACACCTGGTTATTTGGTTATGAACTTTGATAGAACTTGCAATTACAAATGTCCTTCTTGTAGAGTAGATTTAATTGTAGAAAATAGTGAAGGTATAAAACGTGTAGAAAAAACAATTGAGGATATCGATAAATATTATTCACAGCATGTAAAAACGTTATATATCACAGGTTCAGGAGACCCATTTGTTTCGGTAGGATTTAGAAATTATTTAAGAAATTTTAATCCAAAAAAATATCCAAATTTAAAATCAATCCACCTTCATACAAACGCGTCTATGTGGAATAAAGAAATGTGGGATAGTATGCCTAATATACATAAATACGTTCATACTTGTGAAATTAGTATTGATGCCGGAACAAAAGAAACTTACGAAAACAAAACAAGATTGGGTGGAAATTGGGAAAATTTATTAAATAATCTTAAATTTATAAGTACATTACCTATATCGGTTAAAACATCGTTTGTTGTACAAGATTCTAATTATATGGAAATGGAAACTTTTTATAATTTAATGTATTCCATATTTTATAAAAAGGTAAATGTATTCTTCGGTAAAATAACCAACTGGGGTACTTTTTCCGAAGGTGAGTTTAAATTAAAACAAGTGTGGGATGAAACTCATCCAGAACATCAATTATTTAAAAAAGAGTTTAATAAAATATGGAAAAATAAAAATCTTTTTCATAATTTATATGAATTCATTGATACTACAAATAAAACCTTAATATAATGAAGATTTTATTAATAACCCTACCCAGAACAGGTTCCACTTCATTATTAAAAAATTTATCAGAACAATATAATTTAAAAGCAATAAGTGAACCATTCAATCCATCTACTAAAAATTTAGAACAATATGAAAATTTTGATTGGGATGTTGCAAATGAAATATGCGTTAAAACCCATATAAATCATAAAGATATATCATTCTATTCAAATTTTGTAAAACTATTTGATAGAGTAATTTTAGTATCTAGAAAGGATTTAAAGTTGTGTGCGGAGAGTTTATCATACGCAAATCATTTTAGAAATTTTAGTGAAAAATACGAATGGATTAATACACCCAATTTAATAGATAATATAAAATTAGTAAAAAAATTTGATGCAGATATAAAAAAATTATCAGAACTAATTAATATTGATATATTGTATTATGAAGATTTGTTTGATATAAATTCTGAAAATAAATTAAGAAAAAATGTTGTTAAAAGAAAAAATCTTATTTAGTAAAGATGAGTGTGATAGAATAATATCATACGCAGAGCAATGGAGAAATAGAGAAATATCGGTTGAATACGAAGGTAAGCAAAACAAAGTGGGTGGTAAGATGTTATCAAATACTTTAATTTGGAATGATGAAAATATGTGGTTTGTTGAAAGAATAATCGATTGGGTAAATGATTTACCAAACATTAAAAAAATTATGAATAATAACATATTTGCAGCATATAGAAATTATAAAACAGGAGATTTTTTTATAAAACATGATGACGATATAAAAAATGGTGCAGAACGAATATATACAATTGGAGTTCAATTAAATTCAAAAGAAGAGTTTACTGGTGGGGATTTTAAAGTATATAATGGTAATAATGAAAAAATAATAAATTTCGAAACAGGAAAAGTTTATATTATTGAATCATCAACACCACATTCAGTTGAATTAATAACAAGTGGAAATAGAATAACTTTAATGTTGTTTATTGAAAAGCAAAATTTGAATAATGAAATTATTAAATCAAAAAATATTATTTAGTAAAGAAGAATGTGAATCTATAATTTTATATAATGATGCACATATTACTAATTGGAAAATGAGTGATAGAAAATACAATTCACAACCAATTAACTATTCATTAGAAACCAATTGGTTATTTGATAAATTAAAAAAATTTGTTGAAGAAACTACTGATATTAAAATTAAAACAATTAAAGAAACAATACATTTTCATAAGTTCACAAAAGACGATTGGTTTGGAAAACATAATGATGATAGGGACAATAGGATATATGCAATTGGTGTTTTATTAAATGATAATTTTGAAGGTGGAGATTTTAAATTATACAATCCAATTGAACAAACCTTAAACAAAGTTGTTGGGAATACTTATTTATTTGATGTAAGAATTCAGCATGAGATAACACCCATTTTAGATGGAGAA